GATGGAAGAGCGTGGGGCATTTATCCCATTTAGACAACCGTTTGTAGTTAATGAAATCACTGCACTTCAACTGATTCCAGTTACAAGATGTATATCAGTTCTTGAAACAGCAGCAATGCAAATACCTGTTGAGGTTTTGCGAGGTATTGAGAAAGTAGATTCTCCATCATGGTTAGTTACTCCTGATGTAGAGAACAATGTCACTCAAGGTGAATTTATTGGTCAAACAATTGTTTCAATGGCTATTTATGGAAATGCTTACTGGAAGATTTACAGAGGAGTGCGTGGCATAGCAAGTATGGAGTTAATCCCTGCTCACTGGGTCAACATTGAACAGGACACAAGAGGAAACCTTGAGTACTCCATCAATGGCGTAAAACAAGCCACTGGCACTATTAAGCACCTTAAGTTGTGGTCAATTCCTGGGGATATCTATGGACAGGGACCACTACAAAGACACAAGCAAATTATTCAGTCAGCAAATGACTTACAGAACTATGCAGACAACTGGTTCAAGATGGCTGCAGTTCCAACAGGCACACTAACTACATCAGAGTTTCTTTCTGCAGATATTGCCCTTGCTAACAAGAAGGCATTCATTGAATCACAGAAGGAAAGAAGCGTTGCTGTTCTTTCTTCAGGACTTGCTTATCAAGCGATAGCACTCAACCCTGAAGAGGCACAGTTCTTGGCTAACCAAACATTTACTACACGACAGATAGCAAACATGTTTGGAGTGCCAAGTATGTACCTTGGTCTTTCAGTAGAAGGTTCAGGGCTTACATATACAAACGGTAATGAAGATAGACAGAAACTATATGAAGATGGACTACAGCAGTACATAGTCCGTATTCAACAGGCACTTACTGACTTGCTACCAAGAGGTCAGAAGGCAGAATTTAATATGACTGGGTTCTTGAGACCTAATGTATTGAATAGATATCAAAGTTATGCAATTGGTATTGACAAGAGATTCTTAACTCCTAATGAAGTTAGAGAGTCTGAAGGTATGCCTCCAATAAATGCAGCAGACCTTCCACCAATTCCACAACCAGTAGTGCCTAACAACAACCCTCCACAGGATGCACCAAACAATGTGGAACAACCTGTGAATTAAAATAAGGGTATATGGAGATAACAATGGAAAATAGAAGTTTTGAAATTAGAGAAACAAATCAAGAAACCAGAGAAGTCATTGGTATGGCAGTTCCTTATGATGAGGTAATTGATATTGGTGGGGGCGACAAAGAGCAGTTTGCAAGAGGCTCAGTTGACCTTGACTCACATGTAAAACTATTTAGAGACCACAAAGAAGTCATTGGGAAAGTCAACCTAATGGAAGAAAGAGAAGATGGTCTCTGGATTAAAGCAAGAATTAGCAACACCAAACTTGGGGATGAAACCCTTGAATTAGTTAAGGATGGTGCTATTCGCTCATTCTCAGTGGGATTTATTCCTGTTGTAGATGAGAAGAAGGACAGAACAATCATACGCAAAAAGGTAAATCTCAAAGAAGTTTCTTTGGTGGCATTCCCTGCATATGAAAACGCCTCAGTGACTGAGGTTAGAGAAATCAAGGAGGAAACAAATAATATGGAAACAACAACAACACCTGATTACTCTTCAGAAATCGCTGAAGTGCGTAATCATGCAGAAGAGTTGGAACGCCGCTTAGAAGTTTTGTCAGCAGACAAGACAGAGGCTCCAACTGCACCAAAATTCCGTTCATACGGAGAATATGTAAAGTCAGTAGCAACAGGTGAAGAGTCAGGTCTAACACTTGCTCGTGCCTTTGCAGACACACACTCAGTAATGGCAGACAGCATTCTTAAGAACGCATGGGTAAATGAAACTATCCGCATTCTTGACAATGGTCGTCCAACATACAATGTATTCACATCAGCACCACTTCCAGCAGATGGAATGACAATTGAATACCCACTTCTCAATTCTGATACTTCAGCAATTGAAGAGCAGGTAGCAGAAGGAGACGAACTTACATTTGGTAAGATTGACCTAACTTCAGCAACTGCAAACATCAAGACTTATGGTGGTTACACAGCCATGACACGCCAGTTGATTGAGCGTTCTTCAATCGCTTATGTAGATGCAGCATTCAGAGCAATGGCAGCAGCATACGCAAAGAAGACAAACAATGTAGTTAAGGCTTACATCAACTCATTGTCAGGAACATCAACATCTTCAGTTGCTGCATGGTCAGCAGATGCAATCATTGAGATGCTTGCAGACTCAGCAACAAAGGTAAACAACGAAACAGGAAAGGCATTGGAGTTCATCCTTTGCTCATCTGATGTATTCAAGCAACTTGCTAAGCAGGTTGATGGTGTTGCTCGTCCAATCGCAGCAGCAACAAATCCTTCAAACGGATTTGGTTCAATCAACCCAGTTGGTTTGACTGGAAACATTGCAGGTCTTCCAATCGTTGTAGACCCATCACTTGCAGCAGGAACACTTCTAACAGGTGCTTCTTCAGCAATCACAACTTACGAATCAGCAGGTGCACCTTTCCGTCTCAATGATGGAGATATCACCAATCTGACACAGCAATTCTCAGTGTACGGGTACCTTGCAGTTGCAGGACATGACCCTAAAGCACTTGTAAAAGTTGCAAATCCACTGGACTAATTAGGGGAAATTAAATGGACTGGACTGACCTCAAAGCGTATGTAGGTGCTTCTGACTTGGATAACGAGTTTGCAGAAGAGTGCTGGGAAACGGCTACTGACTTAATTGCATCTTATGTGCAATCAACAAAGGTGCCTACCCAAATTCTAAAGCGTTGCTACCTTGAGGTTGGTTCAGAACTATTTCATAGGCGTTCTGCTCCTATGGGAATCTCGCAGTATTCAGCATATGACGGAGCACCTATCCGTATTGCAAGAGACCCATTAGCAGGTGTCTATCCACTACTTAACCGTTACATGGTGAGGTTTGCATGAACATAGCGGGAATCAAAGAAGATATTGCAAATATCCTTAGAGAAGAACTGCAGAATGTTTATAAGTTCTCACCTGCACGACCAATAGCACCTTGTGCAATTCTTGAAGCAGGGTTTCCTTTCATCAGTGTTAATGATGATGAATACGAAGCCATCTATTCAATTAACTGGAAGATTCTTCTACTTGTACCAACAGCACAAAATGATGTTGAGACAACAGGACTTGACTCCTTATTGGATTCACTTGTCCCATTGATATGGGCTAACACAGCAGTAGCAAAATTAGATGTTGATAAGCCATTTCTAACAGAAGCAAATGGTGCAACATATTTAAGTACAAACATTAACATCACTATAGATTCACAAGGAGGTCAGTAATGACAAGATTAAAGGGAAAGAACATTGTGTTCAAGGTTGGAACAACCGACTACGCAGGTTCAGTAAAGTCAGTAGTTTTCTCATCAGCAGTTGGTGAAATGGGTTTTGGAGATTATGCAGACTCACTTGATTACACCTGTGCAGTTACAGGGTTTCAGGATTTTGCAGCAAACTCTCTATGGACACAGTTATTCACAAACCCAGGAGCAGACTTAACACTTACATTTGCACCACATGGAAACGCAGTTCCATCAGCAACACAACCACACTTCACAGCAACAGGATATGCAGAAGCAATTCCTGATATGGGTGGAGCAGCAGGTGAATACTTTACATATGACTTAACTATCAAACTTGATGGTAAGCCAGTCAAAGTAACTTCAGGAGCGTAATTAGGTCGCAATGGCAGAGTACACAGTTGCAGTTAAAGGACTAAGAGAAGTAGTTAGAAGTTTCAATCAGTATGAAGGTGCTATTAAAGACCTGAAAGAGGCTAACTACGCTATTGGTTCAAAGGTATCTAAGACTGCCTCTGCTATTGCACCAAATGAAACAGGTGCTCTTGCTGGTTCTATCAGAGCAAACAGAGCAAAGCAGAAGGTCCAAATCAAAGCAGGTGGAGCAGCAGTTCCATATGCAGGTGTCATTGAATATGGATGGGCACAAAGGAATATCAAGGCTCAACCATTCTTAAGAAGAGCAGCATGGACTGAAAGAAGTTATGTGAAAGAGCAGTACACACAAAACATCCAAGCAATTGGAAGAAAATACATAGGAGGCAGGATATGAATATAAATAGTTTGAAGATGAAGGACCTTGCTGAAGTTGAGAAACTTTCAGGGTACAACATGGATGAGTGGGAACACTGTCCTAAAGTGCAATTAACAATGGCAATTGCATATATAACAGGTAAGAAGATTAATCCTGACTTAACTTGGGAACAGGTTGAGAACATGAGCATTGAAGAGATGAACACTCTTACAGGAGAAGAAGACCCAAAAGTCACTACCTCTTAGAACTAATGGGTGGGTTCTGTGCAGCCACAGGATATACACCAACACAATTCTGGGAGTTAACAAGTGAAGAGTACCAATACATATTGGAAGGAGTGAACAAGCAAAATGGCTAATACAATTGTAGTTGACATTGTTGCGGATACCCGCAGTCTTGTTAAAGGTGTAAAACAAACCAACCAACAACTTGGCACTCTAAACTCCACAGCGACTAACTTATCTAAAGGGTTTGGATTAATAACTAAAGCATTAGCAGTTATTGCAGGTGCTAAGTTTGTCTGGACTATTGTTCAGGACTTTGAAAAAGAACAAATTGCCTTTGCAAAGATTAAAGATTTGTTTGGCAAAGATGCAGATGAGATTACTGAGAAGATTAATAATCTGTCAGTTAAGTTTAAGATAGATGATGGAGATGTAGCACAAACTTTTGTAGGTCTTGCTAACTCCACAACAATTAGATACAGGGCTATCCTTGATGAGATAGGAACCTTGGTCCTCTTTGCTAATAACCAGAACCCTGACAAGGGAATAGATACATTTGCTAATGCTTGGACTAAGGCATTAAGAAGTGGCAAGTTATTAGGTGGGGATGAACTTTCTAAGTTTGGTTTGACTGGTCAGTTAAGCCAAGCAGAACTTGAGAATTTCCAGAAACTAAAGACTGTTACAGAACAGGTCAAGTATCTATACAAGGTATTAGCAGATGACATAAATGAAGACTTGAAGTTCACCACCACTCAAGAATTACAGTATGAGTTGGAAGGTTTGAAGGATGCGATTTCAGTACTCCTTCTTCCAATCCTTAAAGAAACAACTCCACTTCTAAAGGCATTTGTAGACCTACTTACTTACAAGGACCCAGAAACTGGGGAGACAAGATTAAATGAAGAAGTAAAACTACTGGCAATAGCATTAGGAACACTGTGGACTGTAGGTAAGTTGTCTGCAGTAGTTGCTTCAGCAGAAGCAGCAGGAACCTCATTAGGACTTATCTCCAAGGAACTGAAAGCATTCCCATCATTACTCAAGGGACTAACCTTCCCAGAAATCCTTGCAGCATTTGGCATTCTCATAAAGAGCATCTGGGACAAGTTAGGTAAGTTTTCCAAGGGATTGGTTGTCTTCTTCATTGTTGAGATAGGTGAGAGGGTAGCAAGAGAGATTGTGAAACTCTTCCCTAACACTTGGCAAGAAGTTGGTAACAAGATTATTGATGGCATCATGCTTCCTCTTAAGGACCCAGTTAAGGCAGTTACAGAGATTGTAAAGAACTTCTGGAAGGGGTTGAAGAGTGCAATTATTGAATGGGGTAAGTCAATCTTTATGATTGCATCTCCATCAAAGGTAACTGAGAAATTAGGTAATGACATTGTTGCAGGTATCTTTGTAGCCTTTAATCCATTGAACTTTGTATCAATCATTGCAAGTTTCTTTAGAAATCTACTTAGCACCATGATGACTCAGATTAAATCTATCTCTTGGTCTTCATTAGGAACAGCCATTATCAATGGTCTTGTAAGTGGTATGCAGTCTCTTGCCTCAGCACCACTTAGTTTTATTGGCACACTTGCCAAGAACATGAAAGACAGATTCAAATCATTATTCAATATCTCTTCACCATCAAAGGTTATGGCTGGGTATGGTGCAAACCTTATGCAGGGCTTAGCAATGGGTATTAGAGGTAATGCAGGTTTAGCAGTAGCAGGAATGGGTTCTATTAAGTTACAACCTCCTACTGTTGGTTCAAGGGGCAGTGGAGTCAACATAACTATCAATGCTGGAATAGGCACTGACCCTTATGAAGTAGGCAGATATGTTAAGTCTGCACTTGATAAGTACGCAGGTGTCAACGGCAGATGAGACTACAAGACGAATTAACATTAGAACTTAGAACCTTTATTGATGGTCTGTTTACCCTTGGTACAGACAGAATCAATGAGGCAGTAATTGCTTCAGATGAAGAACTTAATGATGACAGTCAGTATGAGTGGACTTCTATTCTGGATGGCGTTCTATCAATAAACATTAAGAGAGGTGTGGACTCCTACACAGGAGCCTATGCACTTCCAGTTCCTAATGTAGGTGTGATGCATGTAGTCACAACCAACAAGTTAGTAGACCCTAATGTCAATGCTTACATGGTTCCTAAGACCAAGGTACGACTACGCAGGGGTAATGAAATTATCTTCCAAGGAAGAATGAATAATCAGTTTGTTGACTATAGAAGTGACAAGGACAACCCACTCATTACCTTTGATGTGATGGACCCTATTGCAGACCTACAGCAAACAATGACTAAGTTATCAAGCATCAATGCACACGGTAGCCAAACATGGAGTCAGAGAATCAATACTCTGTTTTCTAATGCAGGTAAAGAAGATATGCCTAAGAACATCTACGGTGGTGGGAAGGTAAGCCATGGCTATTGGAAAGATGACAAGACTCTATGGGAATCACTCATCCTTGCATCTGACACAGAGGGTGGCTTCTTGTTCTATGACAAGGAAGGCACTCTTAACTGCTACGCATCAGAGACTATTCCTACTGGCACAACCCTTATGGAGTTCAACAATGAGGACACCACCAAGTATGGCTACAAGAACATATCCCTTGACTACAACATCCAATCCACCATTAATGAAGTACAAGGTCAGAACACTTACGGCTATTACAAGAGAGAGTTCCAAGAAGATGCAGATGCAGGTATTGGAGCATTTGTAACTACTGAGGCTGTTGAGACAGACACTATGGAGCCTGTAAGAAGACAAGCACTAATCAACAGGTATGGAACTAATGCATTAAACATTGATACAAACTTTAATTTACAAGAAGACCCTAATGCACACACATCATGGGCAAATAGCATTCTTAACAAATGGCAGAAACCAACTCCACTGGTTAAGGAAATTGAATGGGACGGTAAGAAAAACCCTTCATTAGCAGCATCTTCAGAGATATTGGACAGAATCAAGGTTCATCATAAGACCAACACATTTACTTATGACGAGTCCTTAACAACTATTGGTATTCAACATACCTTTGATGCTGACCAAGATACATGGAGAGTAAAATTTATATTGTTTCCAAGGAGTAGATTTATATGACAATTAGATATATTGAATTTGCAGACGGTAATGTTCTTACAGCAGAACAACTACTGGATGTACAAGATAATGGTGTTGTACAAGTAGACACCTTTGCAGAACTAACAGGATTAAGCACCCAAGTTAATGCAGCCTATGTAGAAGCAGACCATGCCTTCTATGTTAAGAAGGCTGATAACTCATGGGGTTCAGTAGGTGGACTTGCAGTAGTACAAGCAGCAGCACCTTCAGCACCACAGGTAGGACAGATTTGGTTTGATACAGATGCAGTGTTACCTAATCCTGCTAAGTATTCTTACGAGGGTACAGAAACTATTACCAACACAGGTACCTATCAAGCACTTGCAAACCTAACAGGAGTCACAGTTACATTAACTGAACCTGCTTGGGTACATGTTTCCTATGGAGTTGTAGAACCAGTAGGTGATAACACAGCAGGTGTTAACTATGGAGTCCAACTATCAGGTGCCACCACAAGAGCAATGGGAGCAGCAGATGCAGCAACATCTTTTGTTGTAGGTAAGAACTCAGCATCAAATGATTTCTATGCAATATTTAACGCAGGTTCAACAGTAGTTACACCTGTAGCAAGAAAGACAGGTGCAGGAACTGTTTCAGTAGTTAATCCTTACATGAACATTGCACCAATCAGGTGGTCATAGACAGATGCAAAAGGTCTGGGATGGCAGTAACTGGGTAACACAGAATGCACTTAAGGTGTGGAATGGGTCTGCTTGGATTACTAACTCAAAGTTAAAGGCAAGAACAAGTATCTCTTGGTTGCCTACTGCTGTTTCAGATGGAGATATCTCACAGGTTGTTAAGTGGTCTATTGAGGCTCCTACTCCACCTCCACCACCACCTCCTGTTACTCATCCTGTTCCTGATTTGGATTTAAAGACCACCACAGAACTCAACACAATTCTTGACCCACTTAATTTTGGCTACACAATTGCAGGGTATGAGACAACCAACATTCTCAGTAGAGATGACAAGGTAGTTATTGATTCACAGATACCTGCAGCAGGAGAAGCATTAGCAGAGTTCAGCAATGTCTCTGTAAAACTCTATAACTTTGTACAACCAACAACCATTGTTCCAAATGTTGGGGGACTACTTAAGAGTGCAGCAGACCAAGCCATTGTTGCAGCAAACCTTGTAGTAGGAAGTCCATTAGAGACAATAGAAACTTATGACTCTTCCCTTGTTGGAAAGGTAGTAGCAGGTTCTCAGTTCCCTCAAGCAGGTACAGAACAAGACCAAGGCACCTCAGTCATCTATGACTACTATGTTCAGAAGCCATTTGTAACAGTACCTAATTTAGTTAACACAGATGAAGAAGATATCTACACAACATTGTCTCCACTCAATCTATCTCCAGGAACCAGAACAACAGAAGCCACAGCAAATGCAGCATTAGATGGAAAAATTAAGTCAACCTTCCCTGTGTCAGGTACTCAGGTACAGACCAACAGCAGCGTTAACTACACAGTTTATGTGAACACTCTTGCCACAGTTCCAAGTTTGGTAGGGCTCACCCAAGCACAGGCAGACACAGCATTACAGGATGCAAATCTCTACTCTGGAACAGTCTCAAGTATAGAAACAACCGTTGTAGCAAATGAAGGCAAAGTTGCAAGTCAGGCTACTCCTGCAGGTCAGACAGTTGCCAAGTTCTCAGGCATTAACTTTGCAGTCTATGTACCTAACACAACAATTGCAGTTCCATCATTAGTTGGACAGACATTCCAGAATGCAAGCAATGCTCTTAACACAGCAGAACTGGTAGGTAATCCAACAACTGTACCTACTACTAATACATCACTACATTTAACAATTAAGTCTCAATCTCCAAATGCAGGAACCATTGTCAATGTTGGAAGTACAGTCAATGTTGAAGTTTGGGTACCTATGCCTACATACACAGTTCCCAGCATTATTGGCAGCACACCTGCATCAGGTGCTATTGACTCTAACTTCACATGGGGAAGTAACAGTCTTGGTTCAACCTCTACACAGACCACATCTGATTTTGGCAAGGTAGCAAGTCAGTCACCTGCAGCAGGAACATCAGCAACAGCACAAGCAATTAACTACGGTATCTATGTAGATGGAAGACCAACTGTTGGTAACTATGTAGGCAGTGCAAGAACTACAGCAGTATCAAACATTCAGGCATTAGGTCTTAATGCATCTGTGACTTATCAAAACCAGTCATCAAATGGTCAGGCAACAGCAGACACAGTTGCAAGTCAGTCTCCTACAAATGGAACAAGACTTGCTTCAGGTTCAACAGTTTCTATTGTGGTTTGGAATGCATATGTTCCACAGCCTGTAACAAGAACAGCAAGAGTTTTTGTTGGTGATGATGCTTTAAATGGTTACTTCAGGAATGGAACAAACTTCCCTACTACATTAGGTAATGTTGACTGGAAGTATCAGGGCAATTACAAAGATACTGCAGGAGCAGGTACTCAAATTGCCAGTTCTACATTTCAAAGAATGTCTGCCAAAATAGGTTGGGAAAATTCAACAAACAAAAATCATGCTGCTGTATACGGTTTTAGCAAATCAGAAGTAGATAGTTATATCAAATCAAATATTACTAACAACGCTTCATATTCAGTAGGAAATATTGACTTTATCTTTGGTGTTGGTTCAACAGGACCAAATGGCAAATTGTGGTTTTTTGACTGGGCACCATTCTTCTCACTGCCAAGTACTTATACCCAAGGACAACAAAGTAATACACAATCTCAAACAGTTAACAACAACTCAACTGGTTTTATAACGCTTGGGTCTACATTAAAGTCTTATATCTGGGATAACAACTATGCACTGGGTGTCCATGCAAAGCAAACTAATGCATCAACAGCGCAGTTTGGAACCTTAAGTTGGGGCTATTTTGATATAACAATTACTTGGACGGAGTATGTATAAATGAAGATTTATGGAGTTAGCACTACAAGAGGTGGTGCCATTACAAACAATAACTACACAAACATTGCAGCAACAGGGCAGGACAATGGACTTAACTACCACTATTGGTATCCAGTTCCTATCCCTACAGGTACCAACTCATTGTTCACAGGTCTTACAACATCTCAGGTAGATGCAATTGTGACTCCTTATTCAATTACAAATGCAGACAACACAGCAGCCTTAGTACAAGAGAGAATGATTCTTATTCACAATGACTCACCACAGGCTAAGAGCAATGTAAAGGTATTGATTTCAGACCAGCAGTTAACAGGAGGAGTAGCAGAGATAACCCCTTGGAATTTGGCAGGGACTGAAGAGATACAGGGCTACTCATCAATAGAAGTACTAACAACATTACCTACTGACTACAGAGCAGATAAGGCTTACATCAAAGCAAACTTTGCTACCACTGGACCAGTAGAAACATCTAAACAAATAAGCATTTCCATGGCTCCTTGGGGTTGGTACGCAGCAGCCCTACGCCTGTATGTGGTCAAGGACCAAGCAGTAGAAGAGGACTTTTGCGTAATAGCCACAGAAACAACCTAAGTTTCCTACCCTGCCTGTAGGAAAAAGCCTTACCCCTCCCACCATGTCTGATAACTAAGGGAGGGGTTTGGTCTATCATTTTGGGTATGACTAATGAGACTCCTGTAAACCAGCCTTGGTTCAAGAAGAAGAAGTTCATCATCCTGATTGTGATAGTTGTCCTTGGAGTAATTGGACAGTTCACAGGTGGAGAAGAAGAAGCACCTCCAGCAGCAGTCAAGAATGTCTATGACATTAAGCCAAACATCTTCTTTGATGAAGACCAGAATGCTTACGCATGGACACCTATCTTTAAGTACCCTGCCTCACCTCAGACCAAGTTAACTTGTGAAGCAAAGGCTCTTGATGCAGACGGTAACTCAGTAGTAGCAGATACCTTCCCAGCAAATGTGCTCAATGATGGAACAGTTATCTATTTTGGTGAGAAGCGTTATGACACCACCACAAAGGAAATAGCAGAGTCAATTGCAAGTTATGAGATTGCCTGTACAGAATGAAAGACATTAGACCTTTTGGCTGGGTAATCATTGCCATAAATGCTTACATAATTATTTCCTTCTTTGCTGGTTATGATGTAAATGCAGATGACACTGCCAATGGCATAGGCATCATGGTTCTAATCTTCTTCTTAGCACTTCTCAATACCTTCCTGTATGTCCTTTACAGGGTCACAGGCACAAAGAAGCGTGAGTGTCCTGCATGTGGGAAGAATGTGGCAAAGGGATTAACCGTTTGCCCATCATGCAACTTTGACTTTATGAAGGCTGCTAAAGGTCCTACTGAGGAATAGCCCTATCAGGCAGGGCATCTACAAAGTCAGTGTTATTAACCTGAGCATATATCTGCATAGTTGTATTAATAGTCTTATGTCTCATCTGCTTCATAATGACATTAGCAGGAACATTTCTTTTAACCATGTCAGTAGCAAACCAATGTCTAAGCATATGAGGATTGATTCTTACCTTCTGAGTGTGTCCTAATGACTGACAATTAGTTGTAACTCTCTTAGTAGGTATTCCCTTTTGCCAATAGTCTTCCTTCTTCATAGCCAAGACTTCAAGGGCTAACCATTCAGGAATCATTACCTTGCCTAAAGTTTTGGGGGAACCAAGAGATACACCATCCTGACTAAAGGCTCTATCAACATTAATCCAGTAATGATTACCCTCCTTCTTTACCTGAGAGGGAACAAGAGCACAAGCCTCTCCTACTCTAAGACCTGCATACATACACAAATAGAGAATCCTTCTGTACTTAGTACTCTCAATTAACTCATGGATTATTTCCTTGGGAGGGAAGTCATAGGTCTTAGGTATACCCATTACTACTGGCATCTGCTTAAAGTTATAGTCAAAGATATTACGCATATAGCCTGAGTAACATCTCTTCACATTCTGGTTGATGATGCCTTCAATCCTATTCCAGCAAAGGTTTGGAGTTACTTCTTCATACTCCATATCCCATAGTTCTAACTTCGTCAGACACCTCACCATATTTACCTTGGTTTGATATCTATATGGATGGTCCTGAATAAACTTCTCAAAGTATTGACTTACTAACATGTCTTTCTCCTATGCACATAGTGGGGCTACATTAAAGAATTGTTAATAAGTGTGTATTGTTTACATATGCAAGAAGAGATAACACACATAGGTACGCTCTCTTTCTACGTTCATATCCCGTACTGCATCAAGCGCTGCGGCTACTGTGACTTCAATACATACACACTTTTTGCAGTAACTTAAAACAATACACACACTATTAAGTTTTCTTTGTTGTGTGTACTTCCTTAACTCTTAAGGTAATACCTACACAACTTCATGCATAGAAAACATAGCACACTATGGGGCTAATACCAGTTCTTTGAGCGTAAATGCCCTAATGCGAGACAAGTATTACCTTTATATCTGTGATTGATATACCTATCAAACCTCACCACTTGTTCTTTCATGGATAGTTTCTTGTCAATACGCATAAGTTGAAACAAACCATATGCACCAGAAGAACTGTTGGTTGAATGTAGGTTGTAGTTACTCTCTATCTTTACTAACTCTAAAGTGCATACTACTTCTTTTTGACTCATCCCCGCATTTGTCAGCATCAGGGTTAAAGCCACTATGACCTCTAACAAAGGACTACTCCTCTGGGAGAGTCACCTCTTGTGGTAGTTCCACCTCAGCCTTCTTAGACTCTTTCTTACTTGATTTAGTCTTAGGCTTAGACAAGGCATAATCCCAGTCTTCTGCAGGGATTAATTCCCCATTGTAATAAACAGTATTCATTTCTTCTCCTTAGAGGCTATGAGCAGGTAGATATCATCAACCCTCTCTTCCAGCCTTGTTATCTGGTCTTTCATACTTGAACCACTATTGGGTCTGAGTTCAGATAAGAACTTAGTAATCATCCATTTAATTAATCCAAACATGGACCCCAATATCAGTACCGTTGCAGATGCAAAGGCACCTATTAATTCAGCGTTCATTTCTCTCCATAGTCAACATACCTATATTTTACAATTGAGGTAGTTCAGCAATTCTGGAGGAACCATGCAAACATTAAATAATGTACCCACTGAAATAGAGTGGAGAGTTTATAGAGGCGATAAGTCAAGATTGACTATCCAATTAAAAGATAGTGAAGGAAATATTCCTATCGCTGATGGAATCTTTTGTGTAGCAAGACGATACCCAACTGACCCTGAGATATTGGCACAGATGAATGCTTGGTTTGGTACAACTCCTCCTCCTCAAAATTCTCCAAATCAAGGTGATGCATCAACAGGAGTTATTACAGTTGAAATTCCATGGCAGTCATTAAACATGCAACAAGACCCATTTGCTTGGGGTAAGCAGTTCTACTTTGATGTGCAGTTGTGGTTTCAAGGAGCACAAACAACCGTATTAAAAGTAAAGGTTGATGTTGAGTCAGATGTTTCAAGAGCACAAGGAGTTTATCAAGGTGGCAATTAACATTAAAGTAACCTCCCAAGAAGCAACAAGAGTAGAAGTAATTGCTCCAGATGAAATCAAATTATTTGCATCAAACATTCCATTAGCAGCAGGACCTATGGGTCCACAGGGACCTCAAGGAGTTCAGGGACCACAAGGTCCATCTGGAGAAAAAGGCGACACAGGAAATAGTGGTTTGCAAGGTCCTATTGGATTAACTGGTCCACAAGGCATTCAGGGAGAAACAGGTTTAACAGGTCCTCAAGGAATTGAAGGACCAAAAGG